ATACGGCACTAACGGCTTCCACCTAGACTTTGGCAACTCAGCGGCCATTGGTGACGATATCTCGGGCAACAACAACGACTGGACTGCTAACAACCTAGCGGCGAGTGATGTTGTTCTGGATAGTCCGACGAATAACTTTACAACACTAAACGCTTTAGATACTGCCGCACCGCTGACTGAAGGCAACCTAGAAATTACTGGCAATAACTCTTGGCGTGGCGCCAAGGCAACTAACTATCTGCCAGTGACAGGTAAGTATTATTTTGAGGTTGCCGCAACTAACACGTCACAGCGTGCTAACGGTGGCTTTGTTAAAGCATCTGCGCTAAACAGCGGTGGCCCCACTGGCGGTTCGTGGCAATGGCTAAGTGACGGCTTTGTTGGCATTGCCGCTGACTCTGTTAACTTTAACTTTTACGGCCCTGCTAGTTCGAGTCCATTGTTCGTACAAAGCGGCACGAGCAGTGGCCCACAAACCATTTCTTTTGCCGTTGATGTTGATACTGGCAAAGTATGGATGGGTCGCAATGGCACATATTACGACAGTTCAGGTAACGCTACTGGCAATCCCTCAGCAGGCACAAACGAGACTGCAACTCTGAGCAATCCGCAAGAGTACGTCATGGCGGCGCAATGCTATGACAATGCAATAAATGTAAACGTCAACTTCGGCCAAGACAGCTCATTCGCAGGCAACAAAACCGCCCAAGGCAACACAGACGCTAACGGCATTGGTGACTTCTACTACAGCCCACCCGCAGGCTACCTAGCTTTATGCACGGCTAACCTACCAGAGCCAGCGTTTAGCCCTGCTAATGATGAGTCGCCGCAGGATCACTTTAATACGATTGCTTACACTGGCGACGGAGCAACAAGGAGCATAACTGGCCTAGGATTTGAGCCGTCATTTACTTGGATTAAGGGTCGCAGTTACTCTTTTAGTCACATTTTATCCGATGCAGTACGTGGCGCTGGCAATGCCTTAATATCCAATTCGACCAATGCTGAGACATCTTATGGCTTTACGTCATTCGACAGTGATGGCTGGAGCATGGCAGGCGTGATGAATGCCATCAATGAATCGGGCCAGACCTACGTAGCATGGAACTGGAAAGCCAACGGATCAGGCGTAAGCAACACTGACGGGTCTATTACGTCTACGGTGAGTGCCAATACTGAGGCTGGGTTTAGTATTGTTAGTTATACGGGCACGGGTACGTCTAATCTTAGTGAGACAATTGGTCACGGGCTGACGCAAGCGCCTGATTTTATTGTGGTCAAAGATAGAGATGCTTCGGAAGGTTGGATTGTTTACCACTCAGGAAACACATCGTCTCCAGAGACTCAACGTTTGCTCTTAAGCACAACAAGCGCCACTGCATCTTATGGTCAGTATTACTGGAATAGTACAGCCCCTACAGCGTCGGTGTTTACCATTGGATCAACAACAAGTTCTGATAACACGCTGAATGACACCAATGCCCACATTGCATACGTGTTCCATAGCGTAGACGGCTTTAGCAAGTTCGGGTCTTACACAGGCAATGGAAGCACTGACGGGCCATTTGTGTACTGCGGGTTCAGGCCAGCGTTTGTTCTCTACAAAAACACAGATAACGGTTCGGCAGATTGGGAAATGTACGACGGCGTACGTGATCCTTACAACGTGGCAGACGCTCAGTTATATCCCAACTCAAGTTCAGCAGAAGTGCATTCGGATAGGCTAGACTTTGTATCAAACGGAATAAAGATTCGTTCGAGTGGCGGAGGCGTGAATCAGTCTGGTAGTAATTTCATCTTCATGGCCTTTGCCGAGAACCCCTTTAAGTATTCTACAGGAGCATAGCAATGCCTTACATTTACAATGGCAAAGCCCTTCGCACTGGTCGTGGCTGGGTCGATAACAACGGAATCAAACACCCGACTAACTGGGCATCATGGTCAGAGGCTGAAAAGACAGCCAAAGGCATCACATGGCAGGACGATCCAGCCCCTTTTGATTCTCGTTTTTACTGGGATGCCAACACGCCCAAGTCGCTGGATGACGTTAACGAGGTAGACGAGGACGGCAACGCAGTACTGGACGAGAAGGGTAACCAAGTCGTTACCAAGGGTCTCAAGACTGTTGCAATTGAGACAGTCAAAGCACAGGCAGGTGGACTGTTAGCGCCTACTGACTGGATGGTGATTAAGGCGGCTGAGGTTGATGACTACACAGTGCCTGCTGATGTTGTGGCCTATCGTGCGGCAGTGCGTGCTAAGTCGAACAGCATTGAAGCATCAATCAACAATGCGGCTGACCTAGCGGCGTTTATGGCCCTGTACGACACACCAGTGGATGCTGATGGTAATGCTACTGGCAATCCTGTTATTACTGATTGGCCTGAAGAAGTCTAGGTGCGGGTTGGGTTATACTTGCCTTATTCAAGAGGATAGATCATGGCCCTATTGCCCCTAAAGATCCCCGCAGGCGTAGTCCACACCGGCACGGAGTATGACAGCTCAGGCCGGTGGCGCGAGGCCAATTTGGTTCGCTGGCGTAATAACGCAATGCGCCCAGTGGGCGGCTGGGAAGTTCGGAAGGACACTGAGCTGGATAAGCCGCCGCGTGCCATTCACTCATGGCGCGATAACACTGACGGGTCACAGCTTGCCATTGGGTTCCATGACTCGCTATATCACTTAGGCGCTGGCGGCATCCTGACCGATATCAGCCCTAGTGGACTGACTGCGGGTAACATCGATGCACAAGAAAACCGAGGCTTCAGCGGCAAGTTCTACGGCACTGGATACTATGGCGTTACACGCCCATCTAACGGTGTTTTCGAGGAGTGCGATACGTGGTCGCTGGACAACTTTGGCGAGTACCTTATCGGCTGTCTGACATCTGATGGCAAGATATATGAGTGGCAGTTGAACACCGCAAGCGATGCCGCAGTCTTGTCAAACGCACCCACCAACAACAAGGCCATTGTTGTCACTGAGGAGCGCTTTGTCTTTGCACTGGCCTCTGGTGGAAACCCGCGCAAGATTGCTTGGTCCGACCGTGAGGACAACAACACGTGGACGCCAAGCGATCTAAACGAGGCTGGCGACATTGAGTTGCAGACTAATGGCGAGATCATGACCGGCATCCGTATGCGTGGCCGCACACTAATTCTAACGACCACAGACGCTCATGTTGCCACGTATCAGGGTCCGCCATACGTGTACGGCTTTGAGCGAGTTGGCACTGCCTGTGGCGCCGTGTCGCGCAAGTCAGTTGTGGCGGTGGATGAGGGTGCATTCTGGATGGGTAAGCGCTCGTTCTTTGTGTTCAATGGTTCATCTGTCACTGAGATACCCTGCGATGTGTGCGACTACATCTTTGCGGACATCAACGACAACCAAGCATCAAAGGCATGGGCCACGCACAATGCCGAGTTTGGTGAGATCTGGTGGTTCTTCCCCAGTAACTCATCGACCGAGATCGATTCATACGTCAGCTACAACTACAAGGAAGGCCACTGGCAGACGGGCAAGCTGAATCGCACTTGTGGCGTATTCCGTGGCGTTTTTCAGGACCCCATTTGGTGCGACGAGACCGGCATAGTGTATAACCACGAAACCGGTCTTGATCACGGTATCTATACCCCATATGCAGAGACTGCGCCGATATCCATTGGTGCTGGTGATGGCATCATGAAGGTGAACAGCTTGATACCAGATGCCGAGGATAGTGGCGATGTGCAGGTTTACTTCAAAACGCGATTCCATCCGCAAGATGAAGAGCGCACATATGGCGCATATACTTTGGATAATCCAACGTCTGTTCGGTTCTCAGGGCGCCAGATTCGCATGAGGGTTGAGTCAGCTAGGCCATCGGATTGGCGTGTTGGCACAATGCGTGTTGAGGCTACGCAGGGCGGTCGTCGATGATTGGACTGCCGCCACCCACTGGCTCTAAGAACTGGCAACAATGGGGTGAGCGATTAAACGCCTACCTTGGTCGCCAGTGGAATAAGCTGTCAGTGCGCCGAGGTGACGAGATCCCGTCAGATGACGGTATCTTGATGTGGGATCGCGGGAACGGATATCCAGTCGTTTCAAAGAATGGTCAATTCCGCCAAGTGTTGCTAGAGGACGGCGATGCCAATTTAGGCGTCACAACAACGCAGACCGTGGCGGCTATCAATACAGCCTACGCGCTGACATTTGCTGGCACGGCTGACGATGGCATCACTCTGAATGGTACGCGCGTTGAGTTCACTGAGGCCGGAAAATATCTTGCGAGTTTTTCCGCTCAGATCAGCTCAAGCTCGTCATCTACAGTCAATTTCTACTTTTGGCCCCGCGTCAATGGCACTGACTTGACTGGCTCTACCATGATGAACAGCCTTCACTCGAACGGCTCTACTCTGGTGGTATCGCGTGCGGCCATCCTGACAGTCAATGCTGGCGACTACCTTGAGGCCATGTGGGCGGCAGATAGCACTAGCGGCTCGCTTGTGGCGCATTCTGCCACGGCATTCTGTCCAGCAACACCGGCGGCCACGATGGCCATCACAAGGATCTCAGGTTGAGCGCTGACGCTCAGGTTATGATCCACCAAGAGCTGGAGCGGTGCCGTCCATGGATCGAGGCGGCACTGGAATACTCAGGCGGCACACATGACTTTGGCGACATCGCCTCTGCGGTAATGACCGGGCATATGCAACTGTGGCCGGCGCCCAAAGGGTGCATGGTTACTGAGATCATCACATATCCCAAGATCAAGGCATTGCACATATTTTTGGCTGGCGGCGAGCTACGCCAGTTGCTTCAAATGGAGGATTCTATTGCAAGTTGGGCCAAGAGCCAGAATTGCGGTAGAATTACACTCAACGGCAGACCCGGCTGGAAGCGCGTATTAGAGAAGCGCAACGCAAAGGTCACCCACACGTTTATTGCGAAGGATATTTTATGAGTGGCGGCGGCGGTTCACAGACCACAGTGCAACAAGCATCGATTCCTCAGTTTGTAGAAGATGCGGCAAAGGCAAACCTTGCTCGCGCTGATTACGTTTCGCAGTTGGGCTATATGCCTTACTACGGACCAGACGTAGCGGCACTATCTCCGATGCAGACGCAGGCAATGCAGTCTACTGGCGCCGGTATGCAGGCTCTAGGCTTGGCTCCACAGGGATTTGACCCGATGGTCGGTATGCCACAACCCCAGACCTTTATGGGCGGATTACAGGGCTACTCATCTGGAAACCTATTTGATGAGGCGTTGGCCCAGTTACAGGAGCGACGCCCAGCTCAATACGATGCTTACACGGGTATGTTTATTGATCCAGTGACCGGCGATCTTGGCGTGGGCTTCACAAAGCATGGGTCCTTGGCTAGTGGGTCTTCAGCTCCAATCGTTTCTCAAATGGCTGACTACAGCTATCGTGACTCCGGCCGCAGTTATTCGGACGGCCCGCAGACAGGTGGCCAACTGCGCCCAAGTACGGGTAACTTTATGCGAGACCTAGAGTTATTCGGACGCAGTGTTAGCCCATTCCACTCAACCACTCCCGTCATTCAATCGATGGTTAACGAGCAGTTGCCTGCTTACAGCGCGCCGCCGTTGCCTACCTATAGTGACTCGGGCCGTAGTGAGTCAGATGGCCCGCAGACAGGCGGCTTCACTTCATCATCTAGCTATCATGACATGGGTTCGGCGGCTAACCCCGGACGTTCTGATGGCGGTTGGGGACTATAAGAGGATTTATCATGGGCGCTCCAGCAGGCGGTAACGTATACACACAGGCTTCACAAGGTTTAACCGGCGCAATGGGCGCTACTGCACAGCAGGCATTCCAGCCTATGCAGACCGGCCCCATGACTGTTGCTGGCTCTAATATGGGCCAGTACATGAACCCTTACACCAATCAAGTTATTGGCAATCTAGCCCGTGACACTGGCCGCGCTATGGAGATGGGGTCTAACCAGCTTGGCGCGCAGGCATCTAGCGCTGGCGCGTTTGGTGGATCTCGTCACGGCATTGCTCAGGGTCAGATGATGGGTGACACACTGCGCGGCTTCCAGACGCAGGCCGGCCAGCTACGTCAGTCTGGATACCAGAACGCACAGCAGATGGCACAGCAGGACGTACAGAACCGCATGGCGGCTAATCAGCAACGTCTGGGTGCGGCCAATCAGTTAGCTGGACTGGGTATGCAAGGCTTCAACATGGGTCAGCAGATGTCCAACCAGTCGTTCCAGCAGGGTTTGGCACAGCAGGCAGTTAATCAAGCGCTGATCGACGCGGCCAAACAGCAGTACGCAGGATTTACTGGTGCGCCAGCACAGAGCCTGCAGTACACGACCACGGCCTTGGGTGCAACGCCAACACCGCAAAGTCAAACACAGGCCGTCAGCAAGAGTCCCGGCGTATTTGATTATCTAACGCTAGGTGCTACAGCTTTCGGAGGCTTTGGTAACTAATGATTACTCGCAACCTAATGCAACAGCGCGGCGGATTAGGTTCACGCGCTCAAGACATCCTGAAAGGCGTTGGCGAGCTGACGATGCAGAAGCCTTCTCCCATCCAGACGGTTCAGATGGGTCAGCCATTGCAGGTTGAGCCTATTGGCCCCGCGGGTAGCGGTGGACTGCCACAGCGTAGCGTACCGGTACAGATGCCGGCACAGCCAGTCATGGAGTCTGCCGAGCCAACGCTATCTACAGACATGATGCTACCAAAGCTAAAGGCGGCGGCGCAGATGAAGCAGATGGTGGACGCAGACCCCGCCATTGAGCAAGACCCGAGCTTTCAGGACCGCGCCAAGCGGTTTTTTGGTAGCCGGGAAAATATGTATCGCCTAGCAATGGCGTTCAACACAATGCGCCTAAACCCCGATCAGGGCTTGGCTAGTTTCTTAGGTGATGAGCTGAAGGACATCCGGGCTCAAAAGCGAACCACGCAGGGCGCAGAGCGAGCGGCACAGATCCTTCGCACAAAGAACCCTGAGCTGGCTCAGATGGTCGAGCAAGGCGCAATCGATGCCAAGACTGCGCTCCAGTTGGCGTACAAGAGTCCTTCACAGCTAAACCAGATGATCGATCTCATGAGGACCGACCCCGAGATGTTTAGGCGTCTGGCTGGTGCTGGCGCATTTGGCGGCGATGTGGATGCTGGTCAAGGTAAGTTGTTTGATGAAATGGCCAAGAACGTCATTAGTCGCCGTGATGCAATGATTGAAGGCGGGACAGTGGCGGGAGACTTGTCGCGTCAGCTAACTCGGTTCCAGATGCAGGCGGAGGGACTAGAGACGGGTCCTCTAGAAGCTCGTATGCAGGCACTGCGCGAGTTCGGCGCATCTATTGGCATCCCGGTTGATGAGAATGCTTTGGCTAGCGGTCAATCACTGAAGGCGGCATCGCTTAACTTGGTTGCAAACGAGTTGCGCAAGAACAAGGGTCCTCAGACTGACTTTGACGCAGAGTTTACCGCTAGTTTTGTTCCCAGCTTGGGCAACACCACGGCGGCTAACAACGAGATCGTAAACTATATGCAGTCAGCGAACCGCATCATGACGATCTATGGCGGCATGGCATCTGAGATGCCTTATGACACACGCGAAGCTGACACATTTGTCACAAAGCTACAGCGCGAACAGATGAACACGCCTGCGGTGACTAAGTTCAACGGCGAGTGGATCACCTTCAACGAATACTATCGTGAAGCTAAAGGCCGCGACCGTTCGATGTCAGATATGCAGATCCTAGAGATGTGGCGCAAAGATCACGAAGAGATGGGCGAACTATAATGAGCGAAATCCTGCAAAGCCTAGCAAACCAGAAAGCCACTAGCCGACAGCCGGCCCCTGCGCCCAGCGGAGATGTGGACAGCCAGTTCGGTCGCACCATGCTTGGTGGCCTGACCTTTGGTTTTTGGGATGAGATTGAAGCGGCGGCGCGTAGTGCTGTAAGTGGATTTTCAGACTATGAGCAGGTTCGTGATGAGATCCGCGGCAAGATGAAGGCGTATCAGGAAGCTAACCCCGGCACCGCTCTAACAGCAGAGGTTATCGGTGCGGCGGCTCCGACTGCCTTGATGATGATTATGCCCGGCGGTCAGGGTGCGGCGGCGGCTAATGTGGCTCGCATGACTGGTGGCCAGCTAGCCAAGCGCGCTACCAAGGTCGGTGCGGCCGAAGGTGCGGCGGTTGCATACGGCACTGGCGAAGATGGCGCTCTAGAAGACTTGGCTCGCGTACCCGGTGGTGCAATTACAGGCGCGGCGACTAGCGCAGTCATGGGAGTTACCGGACAAAAGCTAACGGGTGCGGCTGGTAACTTTATGCAGTTCCTCCGAAAGAAGGCTGAAGGCCGGCCTACTGGTGCAGTGCAAGCTGAACTACAGCGTCTAGTGCAAATCAGCGGAAGATCTGAAGACGAAATCATTAATGATCTTTTGAATGGCAGGATCATGGCTGATAACCCGAAGCTAGCGGCACAGCTACGAGAATATCGCACTCAGGGTGCAACAGTAGGTCGCGGTGTTGATGAGAGTGGACAGCCGGTTCGTGAGGGCATCTTTGAGACCACACAGCAACGCGCATTGCAAAAGCGTGAAGAGGCGACTTCTGCAATTCAAGAGGGAATGACGCCCGGCGCGCAAGGCAGTGTCGTGAGGGTGTTTACGGAGAGCGAGGAAGCATTTAAGAAGCGCGAAGGCGATGCGTATAAGTCAATCTTCGCAGAAGCTGGCTCGGCATCACGCGAAACTACGGACGCAATCACTGATGCCTTCGCGCGAGTTCCTGACTTGGCTAAGAAGCTACAGGAGCGATACAAGGTTAAGGGTGGGCTAGTTCCTTTCTATGACGAAAAGCTACTGCGCGAGACAGGCGAGTTGCGCATTGTGCGCCAGCCCACCATCGAAGACGCTGAAATTGTTCGCCGTACAGTTCAGAACGAGGTAGACAACGCATTTGCTCCGCAATCCACAATGAAGGATATCGGACCTGACCTGAAGGGCATCGAGCAGAAGTTGCGTCAAAGCATTGATGCAGATGCACCCGATCTGGCTCAAACACGAGCAAATTGGGCGAGTATGTCGCAGGGCCGCAAGGCATTCGATGACGGCAACAAGGCGTGGGGTCAGAACGTAGACGAAGTGGCAATGAATTACGGCAAGATGAATGAGGCGCAACAGCGCGCATATCGTGCCGGAGCAATGAACACTTTGCGTCAGCGGATCAAGAAGTCCCCAATCATGATGCGCAAGTTGGCTACTGAGGGTTCTGCTGAGAACGAGTTGCTAAGGACCCTATTCCCCGGCCAAAACATCGATGACGTATTGCGCAAGGCTAATCTGGCGGCAGATACTCGCGCTATCTCTGAGCGGGTCAATCCTCTAGGTCAGTCAGTTACCGCAGATCAGTTGGCGGCTCGTGAGGCATCAGGCACAGGTCCGATAGGTGTATTTGATGCAATCGGCGTGGCTACACTAGACCCACAATCACTGGCTCGCGCCGGCAATGCAATTGCAGAATCATTCAAGGTCCAGTTGACGCCGGCACAGCGAAACAAGGTCGTGGACCTGCTATTCGCTGAAGACCCTGAGATCGTAGACAAGGCACTGCGCGGCGGTGGATTCACAGAGCGTCAGATGCAGAAGATCGGCACTGTAGTTTCTGCCGCAGTTGAAGGCGCAAGATCAGCCGGCACACGACAGTCTGGTGAGCTAGGCGGCAACATCAGCGAACGGTACATCCAAGGGGTCATGGGGCCATGATAAAAAATCAATGTGTTAGTCTAATGCGCATTAATGAAGGAGTAGCCTCGTGACACTAGAACCGATGGAACGTGACGATATCGAGAGCATTGCTCATGACGCTATCGTTGATGCACTAGACTTTATTGACTCAGAGATCGCTGACGACCGCATCAAGGCACAGCGTTACTTTGACGGTGACGTAGACATCGGTGAAGAGGAAGGCCGGTCTCGCGTAGTCGCAACCAAGGTTCGTGATGCCATCCGCAACGTGAAGCCGTCTCTGGTGCGCACGTTCCTGTCCAACGAGAAGTTCGTGGAGTTCATTCCTAGCCGTCAGGACGAGGTCCAGATGGCGGAAACTGCGACCAAGTACGTCCACAGCCAGTTCACCGAAAAGAACGGCTACAGCGTGCTCTATGACGCATTCCACGATGCTTTGCTCAAGAAGACCGGCGTGGTTAAGGTTTACTGGGATCGCTACATGGAAGGCGATACCTACGAGCTGACCAACCTGACCGACCAAGAGCTAGAAGTTGTGCTGGCTGATGACGACGTCGAGCTAGTCTCAAAGACCACTGAGGTCGTGATTGAGCTGGACGAGATGGGCATGGAAGTCGAGATGCCAGTTCACAGCATCCGCATCATCAAACAGCGCGAAGAAGGCAAGCTGGTGGTCGAATCAGTACCGCCTGAAGAGTTCTTTGTGGACCGCGAAGCCACGTCGATTGACGACTGCTACATTTGTGGTCACCGCACTGAGATGCGCGTTGGTGACCTAGTTGCCATGGGCTATGACTTTGATGAGGTTGTGGCGCTAACTGGCGTACAGGATCACGACACCATGGCAGACGCAGAGCAGTTTGCTCGCCGTGGGTTCGATGATGACAACCAGCAGGAAAGCGAACGCGATCCGTCCATGAAGCTGGTGGCTGTCACTGAAGCCTATATGCGCATGGATATCGATGGCACTGGCGTACCTTCAATGTATCGCCTGACTCTAGGTGGTGGCGACTACAAGTTGCTGGACGTAGAGCCATGTGACAAGGCTCCCTTTGCCATCTTTGAAGTGGACCCCGAGCCTCACACGTTCTTTGGTCGCTCAATGGCTGACTTGATCCTAGACGATCAGGATGCGGCTACAGCGATCCTGCGTGGCGTTCTCGACAACATCGCCATGACCAATATGCCTCAGCGTGGATTCGTTGAAGGTCAGGTCAATATCGACGACCTGCTGAACAATGAGATCGGCGGCTTGGTTCGTATGAAGCAGGCGGGTGCCATCCAAGAGATGTCAGTGCCGTTTGTTGCCGGGCAGACCTTGGGCGCTCTGGAGTACTACGATCAGGTCATCGAGCAGAAGACCGGCGTCACTCGCGCCTCTAACGGCTTGGACCCTGATGCCCTACAGAACACCACTGCAACAGCGGCACAGATCACTGCCAGTGCGGCGGCTGGTCAGGTAGAGGTGATGGCTCGCAACTTGGCTGAAGGCGGCATGACTCGCCTGTTCAAGTTGATGCTCAAGGTGCTGTCAGAGAACAGCCCGGAAGAGGTCATGATGCGCATCGCAGGCGATCAGTTCGCCCCGGTTGATCCGCGCTCATGGAACACCGACATGACCATCTCGGTCAACGTAGGTCTGGGTACTGGCAAGGAAGATCAGAAGGCGGCTGTCCTACAGGCGCTATTGGCTCAACAGCAACAGATCTTTGCCCAGTATGGCCCGATGAACGGCATGGTCACCATGACCAACATCCGCAACACCATGGCTGACGTATTGAACGTGGCCGGTGTTCGCAACGCTGACCGCTACCTACAGCCGATGACTCCGCAGATCGAGCAACAGATCATCCAAATGCAACAGCAGATGGCGGCACAGCAGGGTCAGCAACAGGTCGATCAGCAGGCTCAGGCTCTGGTGCAGGCCGAGACCATTAAGGCTCAGGCTAAACAGCAGTCGGATATGTTGAAGATCCAGCTCGAAGCGCAGAAGGCTTTGGCGGCTGATGACCGTGAGCGCGATGCAATGGATCAGGATCTATTGATCAAGGCGGCTGAGATCATTGGCAAGTACGGCACATCGGTCGATGTTGAGCGTATCAAGGCGATGCAGTCACAGCCTCGCTACCCCGATCAAGCCCCGGCTCAGGCCGCTGTTGGTAGCCGATTCTAATGTCGGCTATCAAGGACCGCGCTGGCCGCTACAAGCGCATCAAGAACGACGAGACCTTCCGTGAGATTATGGATGGTGTAAGGGCATCACAAGTTAGTGTATTCACTGACACCGGTGCTACAATCGAATCCATAGCAGAAGCGCACAGCGTTCTACGCGCCCTGCAGTTGGTGGACAGCTACATTCAATCCGCACTGGACGATGAAGCTGTCTATGATAAGAAGAACGCATAAACCGAGAGGCACACTGTACCGTGAGTGACACGACAGAACCTACAGGACCGCTGACAATCGACTCAGCACTGGAGCAAATGTTCCAGACAGAAGAACCTGAAACCGAAGCTGTTGAGGAGGCTGAGGACGCGCAACCAGAAATGGACGAGTCTGATGAGGTCGAAGAAGTAGCAGAGGATGATGGGGACGATATCGTAGAGGATGACGAAGAGTACGAATCTGACGATGAAGACGAGGACTATGACGACGAGGAAACCGAGGCCAGTTCCGAGGACCAGTCTTTCACCGTTAAAGTTGATGGTGAGCTAAAGACTGTAACCCTAGATGAACTCAAGCGAGGGTATTCAGGTCAGCAGTATGTCCAAAAGGGTATGCAAGAGGTCGCAGAACAGCGTAAGCAGTTCGAGTCTCTAAATGCCCAAATTGCTCAAGAGCGGCAGGCACTAGCCCAGCTTCTTCAGAGCGCACAGCAAGGTGAGTTAGTCCCACCCAAAGAACCTAGTCGGGAGCTGTTTGATGCAGACCCGATTGGCTACATGGAGGCAAAACTCAAGTACGACGAGCAGGTCAAGGACTACCAAGGCAAGGCGTCACAGATCCAAGAGCAGATGCAGAAGGCACAGCAACAGCAACAGCAGGCTATGCAACAGCAAGCTCAGATCGAAGCGCAGAAGCTAATGGAAGTCGTCCCTGAACTACGTGAGCCAAAGAAGGCTCAGGTATTCAAGGAAAAGCTCGTCAAGATCGCGCAGGATGCCTATGGCTACACGCCAGAGGAGATCGCAATGGTGAACAATCACCGTGATCTTTTGGTACTCCGCGATGCCATGATGTATCGAGAGATGCAGGCCGGCAAAGCAAGCGCACAGGGTAAGGCTAAAAAGCCGAAAGCCCCGATCAAGGCTGGTGCGAAGAAGGTGAACACTAAGGGCCGTCAAGCTCAACAGCAACGACAAAAGCTGAAACAGACTGGGTCCATTCAGGACGCCATGTCTTTAATGTTTACAAACAATTGAGGTAAATCAAAATGGCACAGCCTACTAATACTTTCGACTCATACGATGCTAACGGCATCCGCGAAGACCTGTCTGACATCATCTACGATATCAGCCCCGAAGAAACCCCCTTCTACAGCGCTTGTAAGAAGGTCAAGGCTTCTAACACTTACCACGAGTGGCAGACTGACGCATTGCGCGCTTCAGCGGCTAACGCACACATCGAAGGCGACGACACTGCCGCCTCTGCGATGACTGCTACCAGCCGTCTGGGTAACTACACTCAGATCTTCAAGAACGCAGTTACCGTTCCTGACACCGACGAAGGCTTGAACAAAGCTGGTCGTGCTAAGGAAATCGCGTATCAGGCACTGAAGATCGCCAAAGAGCAGAAGCTGGACATCGAGAAAGCCCTGTTCGACAACAACGCTCGTGTGGCTGGTAACTCTACCACTGCTCGTGAGTTGGCTGGCGCTCCCGCTTGGTTGGTCACCAACACCGTATTCGGTGCTAACGAAGGTGCTGACCCGACTGGCGACGGCACTGATGCACGTACAGACGAAACCACTGCCTTGACTGACTTCAGCCAAGCTAAGTTCGACACTGTCATGCAGTCTATCTGGGAACAGGGCGGCAAGCCTGACGTGGTTTACCTGTCTGCCTTCCAGATGAACAAGGCTCTGGGCTTCACTGGCATGAACAACCAGCGTTCAACCATCGGCGCGGCAGTCGGCGGCACCAACGCTGTTGTCAACGCGGTTGACGTATACGTCACCCCGTGGGGCACTGTTGATTTCATGCCTTCGCGTGAAAACCGTAGCCGTGACGTGTTCATCATGCAGTCTGATATGTGGGCTGTTGGCAACCTACGTCCTACCAAGAACGTAGAGCTGGCTAAGACCGGCGACGCCACCAAGCGTCAGATCGTTACCGAGCTGACTCTGGCTTGCTTGAACGAAAAAGCGTCAGGCATCATTGCAGACAACACCGTTTCTTAATCGAAGCTAGTTGAATGCGGACGCCCCTGCGGTAATATCCAAAGGGGCGTTTTTGTAAGAGGCAGATATGAAATTTATTGTTACCAACAGTGCAACATGGATCGACGGCAAGAAGTACCGCCGTGGCGACATCCTTGAGCTGGCAAGCGGCGACGGATATGCCGGGATCGCTGAACACCACGAAGTCGAGAAGCCCAAACCTGCGCGTCGTACACGTAAGAAAGCGGAGCCCAAAGAATGAAGATCGGTGAAAAGGTCTATCAGGAAGGCGACAAGGTCATCGTCCAAAAGGTGCACGACTTCACTGGCGAACTAGACCGGGCGAAGCAGTTGCGTGATGGCGGCCATGGCCAGTCAGGCGAAAGCCGTCTGGTGGGCACTGTACCGCTCAGCATGATCTGGGAGTGGTGCAAGGAAGCCGGCGTAAAGTGGGACGACATCCACGGGCGTCAGGAAGTAATCAAGAAGAAAATGCTGGGATCGGATCATAAGAATCTGCGCGTGTGGCAGGGCCGGTACTGATCGGCCTACACACGGCGCCCGCGTTAGTCCATAATGGGACCTGAATCAACTTGGTGAGATGAGATGGATCAAGTCTTTATTAACTGGGCGATCGCCGGTTTCGGAGCATTGATAGGATACGTTCTGAAGGCAGTCTGGGACGAAGTGAAAACACTCCAGTCAGTGGACCGCGATCTATCGGATAAAGTCTCATCAATCGAAGTTCTAGTTGCAGGCAACTACGTCAAGCGAGACGAGTTTGAAAGGACGGTTCTGAGACTGTTCGAAAAGCTCGACACCATCGAAGAAAAAATAAGTAGCAAGGCTAACCGCTAATTTTGCGACCTATGTCGCACTTAGGTACTATGTGTTCACATATGTACTTTGGTGCAACACATGGCTCAAAAGGCTCTACTTCTAGCAATACTAATTGCCTGCCTAAGCGCAATGATTGCGCAAGCGTCAGATCCTATTAAGACTGAGTCTGTATCCACGGTCACCACTAATGGCGACATGACCACAACGGTGAAGTCTCCACCGCCATCAGCAATATCTCCGCAAATAAGCACAGGGTCGACATCCGATTTGTGCACGGTAGGCATTGCTGGCGCCGTTCAAACTCAAATACTCGGCATCTCTGCCGGCACAACCGTCCGCGATGAAAACTGCGAAAAGCTGAAAAACGCCAAGGTTCTGTACGACATGGGCATGAAAGTGGCGGCTGTCAGCGTCATGTGCCAAGACCAGAGGGTGTTCGATGCGATGATGAACGCGGGAACGCCATGTCCATATGATGGCCTTATTGGCGAGGAAGCTAAGGCGGCTTGGCAGGCCGATCAAGCGTCAAAGCCAGAGGAGGAAGAAAAGGATGAAACCAAGAAGCGCGTTGGCGTTGGTGCCGTTGTTAGCGCTCTATCCTTCCTGCTCATATTCTGACTTCCTATACGACTACACGGACAATGTAGCGATATCGAGTCATGCGTGGGATATGGCCAATGCGATACCTGACACAACAGGCGTTGCAATCAATGGCGTCCTTTACCGGTATACCGTTGATAAAGATCCGGCAGACGCGATGCTGGTGCATATCCAGAACAAGGATACTCAGGGGCCGGGTTATGTATTCCGTGAGACTGACGATTGGTCCGGCCTACCTAGCTCCACTATCAAAAAGTTTGTGGCGGTTCCCCTAGTCCCGGCAGATCGCTTTGGCGATGGATCAATTGATATTGATGGTGACGGCCAAGTTCTTGATGCGAGCGTGGTCTACACGTACCGCATCGACCCATCTGCAAGGACTCCAAGTCTGCCAGACATCCCCGAGGTCGAGGTGTACAATGCCCTTGAGGATGATGCTGTTGTGGGCTCGATACAGCCATCTGACGGCGATCTGTATGAAGATGAGGGCAGTGGCAAGGCGGAAGAAGAGGATCGCCTTGAAACGGCTACAGAGGCGTCTGAGATGGCCATTGCCCAATCCGAGTTAGCGAGGCTACAGGCGATGGCATTGGCCACTAACATAAACCCGTATTACGCCGTATCAATACAAGGCGGCGTTTACAAAGAATCGTTGGTTTTGGTGGACGCTAAGTTGCCCAATAGCAAGCAAGGTCTGCGAAATGGACTGGCACAACAGATATTGCACACCAAGATGGTTGATATGCAGTGGGAGAGGTAAACATGGTTAAGGTTTCTTTGGTCGCATTATTGGTCGCTACGAGCGTCCATGCGGGCGAGTCAGTCATCACCGGCACGGTCCAATCCAAGTGCGTAATTAACACGGATGTTGCAGGCGTCTACGGCAACCCAATTGCTAACAAGTTATCAACAGCCCCAGCAGATGGCGGTGTTCATCCGATCATTCGATACGACGTTTCGCTTGCTGACGCTTATACGGCGCGGATCACTACGCCTGAGAACTTTACTACTAGCCCATCACTAAGCGATACCTTGAGCTGGCTGGGCGCGGTGTCAGTTAAAGAGGTCAGTGATTCTGCCATGGCTGACTATGAGACTGGCAAGGTTGAGTACAACAGCTCGACGGAGTTTGATCTACATACCGCAGGCACGACTTGGTTTGAGGTGACTTCTGCTGTCGAGTACGGCTACAACAAAGCTCTGCCGGCGGGTACTTATCGGGCGGTGGTGCAAGCGGAATGCATCGCAAAGTAATCGCACTGGCGCTCATGCTCGGCCTGCAAGCGCAGGCTCATGAGATGGTGCCAACATACCCGCGGCTAATGCCATCACATATAGAAAATGTGGCAAAGGCCGACATGGCGCTGTTTAACAAGCGCATGGATGTTGAGTTCTACGAGATCGGGGTGTTCGATGGCGAATGGAACGCAATACCCTTTGTCTCGTCTTACAAGATCATCCCGGTCGGCTACCTTGAGCAAGTGAAATTTACGGTATACGTCAGCGAAGACAATAGACGAAAAGCGCAGTACGTTTGCTCAGTATCCAAGCTCAGATCCAACAAGACGGTAGGCACTTTGGTGTCATCAAAGATATGCTCAAAGTTCAAGCAGTAGCGCTCGCTTTGTGTTCGGCGGTGGCCTTGGCCGACAGCAGTTCGCTGAATTTGCAGATGCCGAATGGCGCAAGCAATCACCAGTCTGACAAGTTCAGGGCCGGCGACTTAGATTGCAGTAATGCTATCGGCGGCGGGACTAACTTAGAGTTTGGCGTGACCGGCATCATCAACAATGCTACCGGGCCGTTCGAGTCATCCAGCTCAATCAACCCTGAAACCAAAGACATCGGCGTATACGCTCGAATCATCATGCCGCTAGATGGCCCGAAGGAACGAATCAACTGCAACACGCTGTACCAGCTTGAGCTACAGAAGAAGCGCCTTGAGGTGCAACAACTCCGGCAAGAGATAATCAATCTACAGCGCCTCAATAGCGAGTTCGAAAACTGATGGCAGAAGTTGAATTTGCAGGAATGACATTCAAGGGCGGCAAGATGATGGTGCTGATTACTGCGCTATCTACTCTTGGCGGCGCATCGTGGGCTGGGTTTGAGTTCTACAAGGACTACATGGACATGAGGGAAGTGGTCCAGAACATCGACACATCGGCCATTGAGGCTCGGAACGATGTTATCGAAACCCAGTTGCGTGAGGCGATTGATTACACGCGCGACATAAAGGCAGGCTTGCGTGATGACATCCTACGCATCGAGAAGGTATCTGATCGCACAGAGGATGAAGTACGCGAGCTTGAGGACAAGGTTAGGTCTTTGATTGATGACGCTGAAATCAGATTTGAGGCCGCACGGGAACGGCTCAGGATGTCGCAAGACGCCGACATCAAAGAGCTGGAAGATAGACTTAACCGGAGGCTTCAGCAGGCGCTGGACAATCCACTGGCAAATTAGGTGAGCACATGACTGATTTAGAAAAATACGACACTAACGGCAACGGCGTACTCGACCCCGAGGAGCGCGAGATCATGCTAGAGGATCGACGCCGAGAGATGGATGACGCAGACGCCAAGCGAGACGCACAGCGACGCATCACGTACCTATCCGCAAGCGGCATTCTGCTATTCCCGTTCTCGGTTGTTGTGACCGAAGGCATGGGTCTGACTGGAGCCTCTGCGTTGTTGGCTGACATGAGCACGATCTACTACGGGTCAATCTCAGTCATCGTGGCGTCCTATTTCGGCTTTTCGAATATGGGTGGTAAGAAATGATCGTATCAGCATTAAGCAACCTTGCTGGGTCATTCCTAGAGGCTAAGACAGCCAAGCAGAAGGCTAAGGCGGCACTAGAGGAAAAGAAGGTTCAGGGCGACATCGACTGGGAAGTCATGGCGCTAGAGGCCAGCAAGGACTCATGGAAGGATGAGTTATGGACCGTGGTATTTGTGGCAATCTTGATCGCCAACTTTATCCCGGCGTTACAACCATTCATGCAACAAGGGTTCGCCAACCTAGAGGCCACACCGTTGTGGGTTCAGGCGGGCATGGGCGCGTCAATCAGCGCGAGTTTTGGTATCAAGATGTTTAAGGGGTTCAAGAAATGAGCTGGGAATCACCCTACTTTTCACACGAAGAAATGAAGTGCAAGCACTGCGGCAAGGATGGAATGAACCCTGAGTTCATGGCCAAGCTGACCGAGTTGCGCGAATACTGGGAAAAGCCCATGACGATCACGTCAGGCTACCGGTGCGAGGAGCACCCCATCGAGGCGCGCAAGTCTAAGCCCGGCGCTCACACATACGGACGCGCTTGCGATGTAGCAGTACGTGGCTCAGAGGCACATGATTTCGTCGCGGCGGTGGTCAAGTCTGGCTTGTTCAATCGTATTGGCATTCAGCAGAAGGGTGATGGCCGGTTTATTCACCTAGACAATATGTCCGACCGTGAGGGCTTCCCTTCACCTTGGATCTATTCCTACTAGATTCACCGGCAAGGAATCAGGCAATGGCGGAAGTCTGCGAGGATTGGGGGAGCCCGGTCGAAGACGCCACATGATACACTAACGTCGTTTCATTGGTTTTCCCCTGTGGCCATGACTGAGCCACCCTCAAGCCCCTAGCCCATTGGGGCTTTTTTTTGTTCTAAAATAATTTACACAATCAATAATAAAAGTGTTGACACACTAAACAGTATTTCCTATTATTGACTCATCGAAACGGGAGACACACAAATGAACACATTCGTTAAAACAGCAATGACCAACCAAGCAATCCGCATGATTTTTGCAGGTGATCTGGAGGCTAGTGCTAAGGCAGTAGCCAATATGCTGAGTGAGCTACCTACCATCGGCGCAACTGCGAACGACATTGCCGATATGGTTGATGACGTAGCGAAGGAAGTTGTTTTAGAGGGCGTCGCGTAAGCGACCCCTTGCACCATCAATATAAAACACTATAGTGGGTCAACCACAAGGGAGAGAACAATGAGCAACAAAACTGAATCACTGGCCAAGCGCGTCTGGGAAACTTTGTCCGTAATCGACGTGTCCAGCTTTACTGAGAAAAAGCAAGGGCTGACATACTTGTCATGGGCCAACGCATGGCAGGTCATGTGCCAGCACTACCCTGACACGGACTACACATTCGCGGAGACCGCACAGCCTGATGGGACTGTCATGGTTGAGTGCGCCGTTACCGTCCGCGAGGGTGAGGAGTCACTGACTCGCACAATGTGGCTACCGGTTATGGACTATCGCAACAAGGCGATCCCTAACCCTGACGCTTTTGCGGTGAATACGGCTCGTATGCGGTGCCTGACTAAGTGCTTATCGATGCTGGGTCTGGGTGTTTACATCTATGCCGGGGAAGATCTGCCGCGGGCAGTGGTCGAGCAAAACGAACAACCGATTGATCCCAAGCAAGTAGCAATCATTGGCGATCTAATTAAAGAGCTAGAGGTTGACGAGGAGAGATTCTGCAAGGCGTTTAGCATCAAGTCGATTGACGGGCTCAAGAACGTCCAGTTCGATCAAGCGCTGGCGATGCTCCACAAGAAAAAAGCAAAGATGGAAGCAGAGGCCGCTCAAGGTGAGTGATCTACAGCGCACGGACGAGTGGTTTAAGGATCGTCTGGGCATCCCTACTGCGTCAGGTTTCTCCAAGCTAGTCACTAGCCAAGGCAAGCCATCGACGCAGGCACAGGGTTACATCAACCAGTTGATTGCTGAGAGGGTCACAGGAGCCCGTCAGGAGACGCATACGAGCGAGGCAATGCAACGGGGCATCGAGATGGAAGCGAACGCCCTAGCGTGGTTTGAGCTTGAAACAGACCTAGAGGTGATCGAGTCAGGATTGATTCGTCAC